ATACGATGTATACTATTTAGATTTTATTAATCGTTTTGGGGCATGGCAAAAAGAATTTTTATTCAAAGCTTCAAAGCAATCAATGGAGGTCAAGAATACCGATTATAACTTAATGAGTTCAAGCTATAATTATAATCCATTAAACGCTACTAAAAGTGTAATGAATGCGAACGGTAATGAATCAATTAGATGCAATACTGGATGGGTGGATGAATTCTTTGGAACTTCTACTTTAAAAGAGTTATTATTAAGCGAAAGAATCTTATTGAATGGTAAGCCTGTTAAGATGAAAACTAAAGGATTCGAAACTCAGAAACATATAAACGAAAAGTTGATTAATTACGTATTGGAATTTGATAATGCTTACGATATAATCAATAATGTAATATGAGAGCGGTTAAAATATTTATTGAGAATCTTCAACTTGATCTATTTACGGATGAAACAATAGAAGTTACTTCAAGCGTTCAGAATATAGCTGATATTGCAACGGTATTTACTGACTTTTCACAAAGTTTTAGCGTTCCGTGTACACCGAATAACAATAGAATCTTCGAACACTACTATAATAACGATGTTAATACTACAATTGACCATAATAAAAGACGAGCAGCAAGGATTGAAATAGACACTGTGCCATTTAGAACTGGAAAAATACAGTTAGAAAAATCTAGTTTAAAGAATTCTAACGCTGATAGTTATTCGGTTACTTTCTTTGGCGATGTTGTTACGTTTAAAGATTTGGTTTTAGAAGATAAATTAAAAGATTTAGACTATTCAACTATTAATCATGCTAATTCGGGTGCTGAAATTCAAGCAAGAATTGAAACGAATTCAAGTATTACAGATTACGATGTTAAATATCCTTTGATTTCTTCAAGCCGTCAATGGGGTTATGGTATCACGGGGACAAATGACATCAATACGGTGGGCGGTGCGGTTGTTTATAGTGATTTATTTCCTGCTGTTCGTGTTGCTTCAATCTTTGAGTTGATTGCGTTAAGATATAATGTAACTTTTACGGGCAATATTCTAACAAACAAAAGATTTACGGATGCATTCTTATTGTACAAGAATAAAGAAGTAGCAACAACTTATGGCGAACCTAGTGATTTAATATTTGGAGTAGCTAATGCACCAACTGATATACTTTACAATTCTTTAGTACAACAACATCCTATTCCTGACTATCCAATTGTTTCGCCTGGTGAAGAAATTATGTCGGCTAGGTATTACGATATTAACGTCACTATTGTAACAGCATCTGCAGTTGATTATTATCTTGACGTTTATATTAATGGGATTTTGACAAGTTCATATTTAAGCAACGGAACGCACACGTTTAATGTGATAACTTATGGGTTATATTCTGCTACTATAAACTATTCTTTTAAATTACGTTCATCTGTAGTAATGACTTTTACGGGAACTGTAGATTACATTTATAACTATACTGTACATAACACTCAAGACCCATATACATATCCTCCATACAATGGAAATACAACATATACTGAAGCAATAACAAGTACTACAACAACAACGAATACTAACTTAGCAGCGTTTGCACCTGAGATGAAAGTAATGGATTTTATGAAGGGTATATTCAACGCGTTCAATTTAACGGTTGTACCTACTTCACCTACTTCATTTAGATTTCAAACTATACCAGATTTCTATAATTCAGGTAGTATAAAGAATATTACACCTTATGTTGTAACAGATGAGTTAACTATTTCAAGACCTAAGTTATATAATGCGATTTCTTTTGAATACGAAAAGAGTGAATCGTTTTTAAACAAGCAATACTTTGATTTATTTGCTAAAGAATATTCAAGTTTGAAGGCTGTATTTGGTTACGATGGTGGTGACTACGCAATTAAGCTACCATTTGAAACATTAATGCATACAAAATTCAGTGGTACAAGTTTGCAAGTTGCATATTGTTTAGGTACGGCTCCAGAATACAAGAAATATATTCCAAAACCTGTACTATTATACCAAAATAAATACACAAATATTGGAGCAGGTGAATCTTTTCAATTTGATAATGGCGTAACTACTGAAACAATTACCGATTATATACCATTTGGTCAAGATGCCGATGTCAGTAGTGTTAATTATACGCTAAATTTCAATAGTGATATATCAAGTTTCACAGAAAATATAGAAAATAATAGTTTATATGCTACATATTACGAAGAATATCTAACAAATCTATTCAATTCTAAAACTAGATTAGTCGATGTAAAGACGGTTATACCTTTGAATATGCTTTCTAATTTGAAGCTAAACGATTCTTTGATTATTAGAGATAAAAAGTATATTATAAACACAATGAAATCCAACTTAATTACGGGTGTAGTTGATTTCAGTTTAATAACAAATCAAAGAGATGCGATAGATTATAATCAAACGATCTATATTGACTATTTAGCACAAAATGTTTTAGTTGATTTTTCAGTTCCTGAAGATTACAGCATTGTAATTTCTTCACCTTTAGAAACGCAATTTGCCACACCAAGTGATTTGACGTTAAGCGGTGAACAACAGATTACAGTAGTATGTACAAGTAACGCCACAAGTTCAACAAGAATAAACACGTTCCCAATTACTGTAACTACTCCAGACGGTGCATTACCTTATCAATTTTTAACTATTATACAATATGCAGAAATAGGATATAGAGTAACTGAAAGCGGTGGCATTGTAAGAATCACAGAAGATGGACAACAACGAATAATAGATTAATATGAAAGAAATATTTGATATGCTAAAATTGGATTCATTCTATAACATGAGTGAAGAAATAGAAATAGCAAAAGGAAAACACGAAATACCAACAACTATAAAAGGAGCGTTAAAACAAGCTAAAAGAGTTATAAGATGGAAACAAAGAAGATAGTAGTAGAAGTTGAAAGTAACTTAGGTAGTTTAAAATCACAGCTAAGAGAAGCACAAGCAGAGGTTTCTGCAATGTCGGAAAAGTTCGGTGCAACAAGTACTGAAGCAATTAATGCAGCGAAAGCAGCAGCACGTTTAAAAGATACTATCGGTGATGCTAAGGCAATGACTGATGCATTTAATCCTGACGCTAAATTTAAAGCGTTAACGGCTTCGATGAGTGGTGCATTAAACGGGTTCCAAGCTGTTGAAGGTGCTATGGGATTGTTTGGTGCTGAAGGCGAGGATGTGCAAAAGATGCTTTTAAAAGTACAAAGCGCTATGGCATTGGCACAAGGTGTTGATGGATTACTTGAAGCTAAGGATGCATTTAAAACTTTTGGCGCACAAGCTTCTGCTGCTTTGGCTAAAACTGCTGCAGGTCAATGGTTATTAAATACGGCTCAAATTGCTGGTGCTGCGGCTATGCGAGTTCTTAATTTAGTGATGGCTGCCAATCCTATCTTTTTAATTATAGCTGCTTTTGCTGCATTGATTGGTGCGCTCGCTATATTTTCTAGAAATACAGGTAATGCTAAAGAAGCTGCAGAAAGTTACACGAAATCTTTAGAGAATCAAAGACGAGCTATAGATGACAATTTTACAGCGTTACAGAAACGCCAAAAAGAACGCTTGGATTTAATGAAAATTCAAGGTGCTAGTGAAAAGCAATTATTCGACCAAGAGATGGATAACACTAAAAAGCTAGCATACGAAAAGGGAAAAGCATCTGTAAAAGAAAAATATAATAGACAAAATCTTAATTTGCTTTATAAGCAATTAATGGATCAAGGCGAAGAAGAAGAAGCTGCAAAAATACGTGAACAATTAACATCTTCTAGGAATCGTTATAATGAATTGAAACAACAATCTAAAGACTATTATCATCAACTATTTGTAGACAACAAAAATTTCGTAGCTGAGAACAAAAATAAAGTAGAAGAAAACGAAAAGAAAGTTGAAGAAAATGCAAGAGACGTACAGAAACGACAAGCAGAATCAGCAGCTGAAAGATGGCGTGAGAAACAAGCAAAAGATAAAGAAGCTTCAGATGCTCAAATACAAAAAGCAAAAGAGGTGGCTGATGCATTAATTGCAGAAGAAAAAAGAGTATATGACGAGGGCGTGAAATTAAATGAGGAGCGTATAAAAAATGAAGATGCTCAATTTGAACTTGAACGAGAATTAACAAGCACTGCTAAAGATAAAGAAATAGAAGATTTGGTTGCTTCTTATGATGCAAAGTACTTAATAGCTGTAGGCAATGCAGAACTTGAAGCGTTATTAGCTGAGCAACAAAAAACAGATATTGCTGCAATAGATAAAAAGTACTTAGACGAAAAGTTAGTAGCTGAGAAGGAAGCAAAAGATAAACAGGCTGCTTTAGATAAAGAAGAACTAGATAAAAAGAAAGCAAATATATTATTAGGCGTTCAAATGGGTATTGATGCTTTATCTGCTATTGGAGATATTGCTGAAGTATTCGCAGGTGATGACAAGAAAAGACAAAAGAATGCTTTTAATATTAAAAAGGCTGCTAATATAGCACAAGCAACAATGGATACTTTCAAAGGTGCGCAATCTGCTTTTGCTGATACACCAGGAGGACCCGTAATAAAAGGTATTGCTGCAGGTATAGCAGGTGCAGTTGGTTTTGCTAATATTGCTAAGATTGCTAAAACTAAATTTGACGATGGCGGTGGCGGTGGCGGTGGTGGTGGTGGCAACAATTCATCTTCTTTGTCAGCTTTAGTTCCTACAGCTCCAACACCTGCTAACTTCAATCTAGTAGGTAACTCAAATACAAATCAATTATTGCAAGGTTTACAGAATCAACCTATTCAAGCGTATGTTGTAGGTGGTGACGTTACAAGTCAACAAAGTTTAGATAGGAATAAAATTACAACGGCATCAATTTAATAATGTTATATAGTTATGGAAAAGTTACAAGAAATCGAGTTGACAATAAAGAGTGCTGAAGATGGTGTTTTTGCCGTTTCTTTAGTTGAAAATCCTGCAATAGAAAAGGACTTTGTATTCCTATCTTCTGAATCAGTAGAATTAAAAGTAATTGACGAAGAAAGACGTATAGTAGTAGGTTTCGCTTTAGTGCCTGAAAAGAGAATCTTTAGACGAATGAACGGAAAGGATTTTAATATCTTCTTTACGAAAGAAACGGTAGCACAAACTGCAGAAATCTATATGAAGAAATTGAACTTAAATAACTTTACTACAGAACATGAAGAAAAGGTACAAGGCGTTTCAGTTATTGAATCTTGGATTGTAGAAGATTCTAAGAACGATAAATCTAACTTATACAATCTAGGTGCTAAAGGTGGTGAATGGGTTTTGATGAGTAAGATTTACAACGATCAAGTTTGGAATGAAATCAAACAAGGAACTTTCAAAGGATATTCAATCGAAGGTGCATTTGATGGTTTCGAACAACTACATTCTAAAGAAGATAATATTATTAACGAACTAAAAACTTTGATAAATGGCTAATACTATAAATACAGCATATGCAGTTCAAGTAGATACATTAGAAGCTGAATCTAATATATCAGTAGAGAATGGTGTTTTACACGTTTACGATAACAAACTAAAAGTACATTTAAATGGTGCTATTCAAGAAGTAACGATAGGTAGTACAACGGTTAACGCTCGAAAATACGGCTCATTCTTTTCTACTCAAACACAGTCACCAGTAATAAGTACTGTAACAGCTATCACATTAAATGGAACGGATGCAACATCAACTAGTGGTGTATCAATAGTGAATAATAGTAGAATAAAAGTAGATACTGTTGGTGTTTATAACGTACAATTTTCAGCACAACTATACCGAGTTCAAGGTGGTTCAACTAAACAAGCTATTATATGGCTAAGAAAGAACGGAACTAATGTACCTGATAGTGCAACACACGTAACAATGCAAGCTAATTCAGATTTTCTAGTTGCAGGTTGGAACTTTTTTATAAGCCTTGCAGCGAATGATTATGTTGAATTAATGATACATCAAGACGATGCAATACAATTAATAGCAGAAGCAGCGGATTTAGTACATGGATATCCAAGTGTACCAAGCGTAATATTAACAGTTGATAAAGTAGGATAATGGCTAAAGTTAAAACACCAAAAATAGAAGATTATCTAATCAAATCTAAAGGACAAGGAATCGGAACTTTAATAGGACAATCAACAAGCGTGATAGTTCATACTTAAGCAATTTGCAACAAGATATATTACTTTTTTGTTTGTATAAATAATAACTAAAATAGTATAAATTATGAGTTTAAAAGAAAATGTTAATTCTGTGCTTAGAGCCGTAGGTTTGAAAGCAGTAGAAATAAAATTAGCACAAATGAAATCAGATGACGGAGTTACAGTATTTGAAGCTGAATCATTCGAGCCTGAATTTTCAGTTGGTATCGCAACAGAAGAAGGAATCGTTCCTTGTCCAGTTGGTGAATACAAACTAGAAGACGGTACTATCATGGTGGTAGAAGTTGAAGGTATTATTGCTGAAATTAAAGCAATGGAAGAAGAAGAAGTAGAGGTTGAAGTAGAGGTTGAATCTCCTGAAGTTGCTCCTGTTGCAATGGAAGAAGCACAAACAGTTAAGAAAGTAGTAGAATCAATTACTAAGGAAACATTCTTTTCTGAAATTGAAGCATTGAAAAAAGAAAATCTTGAATTAAAAGCACAACTAGAAGCGAAAGTTGAAGTAGTAGAATTGGCAAAAGAACAAGAAGTTGAGCCTATACGCTTTAACCCTGAAAATTCTAAAACTCCTGAAGTATTTAGATATTCAAAAGGTGCTAATCAAACAACTTTAGATCGAGTATTAAATAAATTAAATAAATAACTAACAAATAAATTTTAAAAAATGGCTACAACAACTAGTGTGACTACTTCCTATGTGGGAGAATTTGCTGGAAAATATGTTTCCGCAGCGTTACTTTCTGCTAACAGTTTAGAAAATGGTGGATTAACTATCCTTCCAAACATTAAGTACAAGCAAGTAATGCAAAAAATTGCATTGGACGGTATCTTAAAGGATGCTACTTGTGATTTTACCGCAACATCTACAGTTACTTTAACTGAAAGAGTTTTAACAGTAGAAGATTTTCAAGTTAATTTACAATTGTGTAAGAAAGATTATCACAATACTTGGATGTCTATCGAACAAGGATACTCTGCACACGATGTAATTCCTAAATCTTTTGCTGATTACCTTATTGCATTGGTTGCTTCTAAAGTTGCTGCTACTGTAGAGGTAAATATTTGGTCAGGTGCTACTGCTACTTCAGGTGCTTTCGATGGTTTCGAAGTTCTTTTAGCTGCTGACGCTGCTTTGCCTGCTGCTAATGAAGTTGCTGGTGCTGCTGTATCTGCTGCTACTATCATTGTAGAACTTAGAAAAATTGTTTCTGCTATTCCTGATGCTGTTTACGGACACGAAGGTTTAAGAATCTATGCTTCAAGAGCAATCGTTAAAGCGTATGTTGCTGCTTTAGGTGGGTTCGGTACAAGTGGATTAGGTGGTAACGGTGTTAACGCTCAAGGTACACAATGGTATACAGATGGTTCTTTATCATTCGATGGTATTCCAATCTTCATGTGTTCAGGTATGACTTCTACAGTTGCTATCTGTACTTATCCTGAAAACTTGTTCTTCGGTTGTGGACTTTTGTCGGATACTAATGAGGTTTCTGTTTTGGATATGTCAGGTGTTGACGGAAGTCAAAATGTACGTGTTATCATGCGTATGGCTATGGGTATTCAATATGCTAACGTTTCAGATATCGTTACATACGGAATTACTAACGCAGCTAATTAATATTAACTGATATTATTTAAGGGTAGGTAAAGTGCCTACCCTTTTTTTTAACTATAAAAATTTATACAAATGGCTTGTGAAATAACATTAGGGCGTATAGAGCCTTGTAAAGACAGCATTGGAGGTCTCGATGCAATATATTTTGTCAATGAAGGTGATGCAACAGGATACACTTATGATGCTGTAAATACTGATTCAATTGAAACCGTTTTAGGTACACCAATTGCGTTTAAATACGATTTGAAAGGAGCGAGTAATACATTCGTTCAAACTGTTAATTCATCAAGAGATAACGGTACTACTTTCTTTGAACAAAAACTTTCTATTACATTAAAGAAACTTTCTGTAGTTGACCATAAACAACTAAAATTGTTGATGTACGGAAGACCAAGTGTTATTGTGAGAGATAACAACGGTAATTTCTTCTTAGCAGGGAAAGACTTTGGAATGGATGTAACGGGTGGAACTATCGTAACAGGTGGTGCATTTGGTGACCTTTCAGGTTATACTTTGGAATTAACGGGAATGGAAAAAGTTCCTGCTAACTTCTTTGAAGCTACTACTGAAGCGTTATTAACTACTGCAGGTTATACAATTACTTTAGGTTCTTAATATTATTCTAGAATAGAAACCCTCATCTTAATCGGTGGGGGTTTTTGCATTTAAAACAGTTTTGTTGTTTTATTGTTTATACTAATAGATGATAATACTTAAAGAACTAGCAACAATCCAAACATTCAAGGTAATACCTAGA